GAGATACTCTTTAAATATAATAAACAACAGACAATTTCCCCTCAAACTGTCAGACAATTACCAGGAAGAGCGTTTATAACTTAAAACATATTGTTAACAATTTATTTACAATTATGTCATAATGTGTTAACACTAATACAGTATTATATATAATCATAAAAGATAAAGAAACAAAGACGTCAAGGAAAGACTTGAAGGAAGGAATTGTAATGAAGGTATTAGTTGCATGTGAAGAATCGCAAAGAGTAACAATTGAGTTTAGAAAGTTAGGTCATGAAGCTTATTCTTGTGATTTATTAGATTGTTCTGGAAATCATCCTGAATGGCATATCAAGAAAGACGTCACGTTATTATTGAATGGGAATTGTATTTTTTATACTGTTGATGGAGCTGAGCATGAAATTTCTGGTAAGTGGGATATGATAGTAGCATTTCCACCTTGTACTTATTTAACCGTAACTGGTAACAGATGGTTTAACTATGAAAAGTATGGTGATAAAGCAATGGCGACTCAATGGGGGTGCCAAACAGTAAAAGAAGTTATGGAAGTAAAACAAAAACTTAATGCACAATTTGGGAAAGAAATCTTTAAACCGTCACCACTTGATGTTATGGGCTGTCTAATGTGTCCAGCTGCCAGAAAAGGAAACTACTGTACAGGAAGATATTGTTGCGAGCAAACATGGAAACGATACAGCGCAATTATTAAACCAGAATGGCATAATGTTAGTCTTGCAACACTAGCCAACATTGACATTGACATGTTGGATGAAAAAAGGCAGAGATATTTTAAAATATATAAAGAGCTTATAAAAACGTTAAACGACTTGCATAAATGCAAAACAGCGGCAACTTATGAAACTCGATGGTGGAGATTCAAACAAGCAATTGCAGATGATATATGCTATAGAGGAACAACACTATATATGACAAGATTTCTCGATTCAAAAATATCTATGTGTAATGTAGAATGTGGCTTATGGTCTTCAGCAGATGAAAAAGCAACTAGCTTCATCAAATCACGTAGATACAGACACACCACATTAAAATAGAAAGTGAGGTTATAGCATGGATAATTTGACACAGGTAAAGAAAAACAGACTTTTAAAAGAATCTAGCGATAAAATTTTAGAAACACCACTTTTTCATAATGACATTATGAAAATGTATGCTTATATCTACGATTGTACAGCAACAAGTGATACACTGGCAGAGATTCAACTTATGGAAACTGTAAAATCATCACTTGATTTTCTTGTAAAGGGGGTGTTAAAATGATTTATTCGATTGTTGTGTGGGGCTTCGATACTGATAATGACTATCAGCACGACTGTGACCTTATTAAAGCTAAAAGTTTTAAGGAAGCGTTTGAATATACTATTAATTATATGTGGGCTGGGTGGACTTTTACCAAAATAGAAATTGAGCTATTAAAAGAAAATCAGTATATTATACAATATCATGATAACTATACTAATGAAAATGACCTTTTTAGCTGTAAAGCAGACAGTGAACTTGATGCAAAGATAAAGTTTAGATTGTGTAATGACTTTTCAGATACTAAACGCTACACAATAATCAGTGTAAAAGGAGTAAAGAAATGAGAACGATGAAGCACACATACTGGGTGGAAGTAGCCTTTCTGAATACAGAAAGTGACGATATCAATGTAGAATATGTTGAATGTATTGGATATAATGCAAGACAAGCGAGTGATTTTGCTATTGACTATATATCAAAACTACCGTTTGTCAGTCACGTTACAGTAATATCAGTAGAAAGAAAATAACAAAAGAGGGGCTTAAGCCCCTCTTTCTTAACTTAATGGAATATTAAACTCGACACCATACAATTGGATTTCAGTTACACTTGTGAAAGTAGCGTACCCACTACCGCTTATATCAACCAACTTTAAATAAATTGCGCCGCTGTCAACCTGAGTGGCATCAAACGGATTGATGGTGAGAACAGCCATGCATTGATGATAACCGCTAGCATCATGAACAACGGCATTGCAATTACAGATACTTTGTTCATTTACAAAAGAAAGATTGTGACTCATAACTTTAACAGCGGCATTTGTGAAATTCTTGGCTGGACTGAACGCCAAATCAAGAAAGCTAGCCACATGCCTAAAGCTACAATGTGCGTTGGTATTAGTCAACACAACAGGCATTTTGTAGTCATTGAGTGTGCAGCCAACACCGTCAAGTGCAAATTCTCCAGATCTGTTCCAACTTGCGTACCCGTCCATTGCCTTATAAATCATATCTGCAATTGACGCCTGTCCGCTAGAGTTAGGGTGGATCTTATCGCTAGCAAGTACACTAGTCCAACGCAAAGCGCTATCAGCGCCGCTTAAAAACTTAAACTTTCCCCAGTAGGTCTCGTATAATGTTTTAATTTCATTATAAGCTTTAACTTTTGCAACAGTGGTAAAACCGATGATAGGTGTAGCAATCCATCCGATGTAAAGCGTTGCATTTGGTAACTGTGCCATTAAATCAATTGTATCTTTAATGCCGCTATTGATAAGCGAAGCCGCAACAAATTGGTCATTCCAACCGCCTGCAACAACAACATATTTAACTTGTTTCTTTTGCTTATCCGTAAGACCTGTTATTGCCTGTGATAGCAGTTTTGAAAAGTGAGTATTCGCACCGAATCCGCTGCCGCCTAAACTTTTATTAACATAAAATGTAGCATCACTAAAATACTGTTCATGTAAGATATCGCACCATGGTTTCACCATGCCGTCGGGTGTATACCCTTCCCCGTATGAGTCACCAATTGTTATCAATCCATAATCTGTTAACCATGTATCAATAATATCAGACAATTCACCACTTGCCTTTAAATTATCAAGATAATTGTCAATGGCGGCGATATAGTCCAAATTATCAATATAATTCTGGACGTCGGCTTGCCATTTATTCCATTGTGTATAGTAATCATCCCATTTTGTATTTAAATCTTTAGTAGTATCAAGTATCCAATCAAGATTTAAATTGTGAAAATCTGTATACGGAAAATTTGAAAATGCCATGCAATCACCCCTTACTTAAATTGGTCAGACTGGATAGCGTTGTATTTTTTGCCGTCTTCACCCGTAATTAAAATTGGTGCAATTGTATTGTGAAAATAATTGATATCAGGTAGTTGTCCAAATTTTTCTATTGTTATACCACATGCAGCGGATTTAGTTTTATCAATTAAATGCAGAATTAAAACGTACGGTGACATTGAGTTAATAGGGGGATATTTAATACTAGTACCTATTGGCACGCGGTTGTATGGTAATATCTCATCAATATTTGACAGAAAAAGTACTTTTATTTGCTCGTAAGTATACCCATCTGCAAATGTGATATTAACGTAGTTTGAGGCCGCCTCATTTGCATCAATTACAACTCCAATAGTAGGTCCTTTATAATCAATAATCATAGTCTACCCCCTTTTTCCCATCCAAAACCATCAATAACACCAATGGAAATTGTTTCAAGCTCTTTTCCGCAATGCATGAAAAATCCATGCCCAATATCAAGTCCTATGTGTCTTCCCGTGCCGCCAAAAGTTGTATACAGTAAATCGCCGTCTTTTGTCTTGTCTGGAGTCGTTATATTTGTACAACTGTTTATATAGGCAGTCGAATACATGTATTTTCCCGTAACAAGGTTTATAAATCCGCTGCAATCAATAACAATCTTTTCCAAACAGAAAGACTTGATTTGAGCTTTTAGGGCAGCGTTATACTTTTTAAAATAATTTGGCTCTGCCGCCCAAAGCGCCTCAAATACCTCTGGAGTACACTTTTGCCCCTTCGCGCCGTAAAGGTAAGCGTACTTGTCACGGTTTTTGTAAAGCTCTCTCGCTTTAGCAATATATGCAACGTTCTTATCAGGAATATCATAAATCATATCTTTAATTCTCCTTATCTTTTACTATTGTCAACAGCTCTGTGATAACTTTTGTGTTGTTATTCAGAGCGTCAACCCACTTTGCACTTTCCTGGTCATGTTTTTCATACCAGGTTTTTCTTTCTTCTCTCTGTCTCACGTCAAGCGCGTTTACATACCACATTACGGCGCCAAGGCAAACACACGGTACACCAAACATTTGCGCGATTTGCGCAATTGCGTTCATAATTTCCATATCACCACACTCCTATCAAAAGTCTATCTGCATACAGCTTACACACCTCATCCAGAAAATTGTAAGCTTTAGTCAGATCAATTTCCGCTTGCATCATTTGTTGCGAAGTTGTAACGCCAATGTTTCCGTGAATCCTTCCATCATGCTTTCCGTTTGTTGTTGACTCATCCAAACCATTGGTAACACTTCCGTGTGAGGTGTCAGCGCCAAAAGTTTGGGAGTCGCTACCACTATCAGTTGTGTTGTCAGTGTTGGCAACCTCAGGAGTTGAAGAATTAAACGCTGCAACCTTATGAGTACTGTCGGAAACTTTTCCAAAAGTTGTTGTAACGCTACCTTTGTTAAACGTTTCTTCAGTATCAACTTTTCCCTTTTGGAAAGTGCCGCCACCCGTGTCAGTCCAACTTTCCATTCTATCATAATTTTCTATAGGATTGTATTCAAGCCGTGTTACTTCCCACAAGTGATCAATAGTCCATTGTAGCGACCGTGCTACACTTGTAACATGCCTTCTTAAATATTTGGGGTCTTGATACACGGGGGTTAGATCACCATATGAAAGCAAAAAGTGTTCAATAAGCTGATCTTTTGACAAACCTTTAACATATATATCGTTAAAGATATTATTATCATAGTCATACAGAGTCGCTATTGGAATTATAGTTCTCACGTTGTTCACCCCCTCTAATATTAGGATACCTCAAACGTGCTTTAATGTCAAGGTTATAATGAGCATTTACCTTTTCTAAACATTCATTAATTGTCTCAACCCACAATTCACATTTTGACATTACAGCGTTTTTGGTTTCTTCCACCTCATCCGTTATCATACGTTCTTTTTTCTCAGGTGCTGTATAAATACCAATTTCCATATCAAAAGCGTGTTTGAGTTGTTCAACGCTTTCCAATGCAGCTTTAACAACATTGTAACATTTTTCAATGTCATTATTAAAATACTCGTATAGTGGTCTACCAGTTTCCTTATCAAAAAGTGATTGATTTATTACAACCGCCAACTTGCCACTCATAATATCGTCAAAAGCAGCCTTAAAAGTCTCACTTGCGCTTTTGTTTCGTGCCGTAAAAATAAAACCAAACTTTGCAAGTGCACTAGCAACGTCACAGTTTGAGAGCGTTAACGCTACACGCTGAGCATATGAATTGATAAGATCTCCAATACCGCACCAATCAGGAGCTAATTTTACAATCTCACAATCTTCTCCTATAACCAAATCGCCATTAAAACTAGCGTCAAAAGCTGGATTAGCAACTATATAATTTGTGGGCTGATATTGTACATCAAAACCATACGGGGAACCATGTTGCGGTATGACGCCAAAACGTGCTGTATTCATAACACAAAAGTTTCCTTTTAAAAACAGCAACGGATAAATATAATTTTTCGCCCAGTTTTGAGGCATACCTTCAAACATTATAAGACTTTCGGCACGTTGCAAAAAGTAGCGAAAGTAAGTTGCATAGTCCCAAGTATTGTTAATATGGATCATGTTTGGATTTTGCCTTGACTCATATTCGTTAATAATAGGACTTGATACACCTTCGCCAACATAATATCCACTATATACAAACGGTTTCATTCTATAAACATACCCCCATTCAAAAAGTCATTGATTATCGCTTTTCCGTTTTCAGTTGCGCTGCAACTTACATCAGCACTTTCACACTTAACAAAACCAGTTAACCCCGAAAGCGAAGTAGGATTGCAAAGTGGTCGTCCAAAGTGGTTAACATCAACTGTCTTTTGTGTGAAAAATCTACATGTTAATGTACAAAAGTTTTCTTGTGATACGCAACCACTTGAACCGCTTGAAGTAACATTACTTGAAATCAACCCGCCAACTAAAGAAAGTACACCGCTGACAGCTCCTAAAGCATTACCAGTTACAGCGCTAGCAACTAAACCACCTGCCCCTTCTACAATATTTCCCCCTGCATTACTAGAACGGCTAGAAAAGCCAACGTTTGCGCCAGCACTACCAAAATAATATCCAAAAACACCTTTGCTATTAAAAACGCTTGCGCTGATATTTCCGTTTATATCCATTTGCATTCCAACATATATTTTTCTGTCGGCTTTTATAAAACTACCATCAATTGGAATAGTACCTATATATGGAATTGCAAGGGTATACTTTGAAAAAGGTTCAACGTTTCTATAATCAAAATTTTCTACTTGCGGATGGTTTGGGGCTGTAACTGAAACTACATTCCCCCAAATTTTGCCATTTGAAATAGCAGTACCACTTCCACAACCTGGAATCGGACCAAGGGATATAGAATCGCTGCCGCCCCCTATTGAGACGGGGACCCAGCAAGCGGATATAATATAGTCTTGCGTATTGAAAACTTGTTTTGTAATTATATCGCCTATTTTTGTCCAGTCCGTGAGTGCATCAATAAATGTTGACGAGTATAAATAATTGCACAAGGCGGAAAACTGTGCTGGACTCAAAGCATGGAAAGCGTTTCCGTTTTTCCCTGCTGTTGTAAGTATGATACTTCCTGCATTAGAAAAACCAAAATTATCTGATACAGCTTGCTGTATTGTTGTGCTTGAAGAAGTTGGGAAAAGCGTATCAGACAATTCTTTATCAAAAAGGCTACTTGATCTTGTTACATACTGTGTATTAGCTAAAATCTCGCTTTTGTAGCTTGCCAAATAATCACATGTACATGATATTTCATATGTAGATTCTACATATGTAACATCATTGACAAAATAATATCTTCCAAAAGTTTCACAGTATGCAACATTCCAATCAAACGGAGAAACTGACTGCAAAATAAATGTTGGTCTTTCTACGCTCGTACCGCTTTTAAGCACACACGTTGCAGTTTCGGCAAGAGTTGGAATTTTTGTACTGTTTATACGTTTGTCTGACTTTCCAAATTTAACTTCAAATGCCAATGTACACTCCTTTCAAGAAAAGGGCTTGAAGCCCCTTTGTTTAATCAAGTAAAATCAAAATTGCATTCTCAGTAAAGTCAACTGGAGTCTTAAACGTGTAATGATTCCAACCGTTTCTAAAAAGATACCTAGCATTTAACGGCTCCATAGCGCTTGATTGATCAACAGGTACAATTCCTAGCGTGTCAATGTCCATCATGATACCTAAAACGTTCTCAACAGTCTTGTTTGTAAGTGTAAACTTACTTGTACCGTCTGCCTTTACGCCTTCCGCGCTGCCCTTGATGGTCATAGGATTTTCGGGATCCGTCCAGAAAGTAACCTTCTCATAATCGCCCAGCTCTGCCTTTTCTGGATGGAAAAACTCGCTTCCGTTTGCCTCAAAATAGTTTCCAAATTTTGAAACAAGATAGAATCGCAAGTCTCTTGCATCCGTGTGACGGTTTACAACTTTGTCTGTGAAATCCCCGTGAAAACGGGTTCCGCGAATGGCAAGGTTTTCTTTTAGAGTTTTCATCTCTGCCGACAACCACACCATGAAGGGGCGAAAATCAGCAGGATTCATGATTGTTTTTGCAGTCATTGCAAGCCCCGTCTCAGCGTTATACTTTGTTAACGCATGAAATACTTGATTTTTCTTGCAAAGATTTCCTGCTGTTGGCTCGGCACTGCCCGCATCCGCCAGGATAATTGCAAGGTTTGCAAGCTGTGCACGGGCGACATTCTCCAAGTCAATCTCATAAATGTTTGAAAACTCTGTCATAAGCATGGAAAAATAACTTGCAACTCCATCTTCAGAATCGAATGCAGCGTTTAACTGATTCTTCCAAATAGTATATTTTCGCGCAAAAGTTTGTCCCCCACTTGCGATTGTAAGAAGTACATCATACTTTACAGGCTTTGTTCCTGCTTTCCAATCTTGGCTTTCCTCTGGTTTAGCAAGTTCCGCGTTTATATTCCACTCATCATTGTCAATGTTGGAATCGTTTACAATAGGCGTAAACTTTCTAATATAATTGCCGTAGCGTTGCGCGTCCCAAACCATACCAGAAAGTTTTCTTGAATATGGGCGAATGCTAAAAATAGTCTTTGCAAGGACTGTTGGAATAATTTGATAGAGGTTATCATCTTCCCTCTCAAATCCCATTTTAAACGTGTTTTGCATCTGCCCAAAGCTTAAATTCTGCCCCGTTTTTCTTCCTGTGTATTCCTCATACATGGTATTCAAAATACTAGAAATTTGTGTATAATTTAAACTTGCCATAGTCTACCCCCTTAGAAAAACTTACTTAAATCGGTATTGCCGTTTGAACCACCAAAATTAGCCTTGCCATTGGCTAGCTGCTGCGCTTTTACAAGCGCTGTTGCAAACTTGTCATAGTCAAAATCATTTTGGGATGCTTTTGGTTCTGCCTTTGGTTCTGCCTTTGGTTCTGCCTTTGGTTCTGCTTTAACGTCAAACGCTGCAATTTCATCTTTACTGTAACCTGCATTTACAAGCTTCAAAATCTCATCAATTTTCATATTTTAACCTTCTTTCTTTATTTGTTGACAGCTGTAAACAGAATCGAACTGTTGCCTTGTGATTCAAAGTCACATGCGCTAACCATCTACGCTATACAGCAGTAATAGGCGGTCTGTCTGTCGTCCCCGACTCGCACACACTGGCTAGTGTTTGGATAGTGCAACCGCCTATTTATTATATATCATTTATATAATTGTTTGTCAATTACAACTTTATAAAATATCATACCATGATACACAGTCAAACGATGCCAAAAAATCGCACTGTGTTTCATAGTCTGAAAATGTTATGTCACCACTTATAAACATTGGTTTTAAATACTTTTTACTACTTGTTTGCCACCTCTCTAGCGATGATGGCGAAGCATCAAAAACATCATCACAATAAGCGCGCATAGGTTTAGTCACGTAAAATTTAAAGTCTGACTTATGCAACCACACTGAAAACAGAGGTGTTTTCATATCGTGTGTATATTCCTTTAAGTTTTGATGCCGTATTCTGTCATCTTCCAAATCCATAAATTCGTTATCAAGTTCCATTTTCGCTCTGCCTTTTGGAAGATTTCTGTAAAAAGCGTTTTGTCTCTTTTTCTCAGAAATAGGAGACTTAAACGGTAGTATAAGTGTTGTCTCGCACCTATCTACTTGTGTAATCTCAGTTCTTTCTTTTACTGCTTTGTAACAATCAGGTATAAGGCGATATCCGATTAAAATATTAGACATAATAGCGTTAGAGTTCCCAAAGAACCAAGTTCTTATTTTTTCCGTTTCAGAGTCAGGGCGATTTCTGAAAAGTACTTCCATAATGTTTTTGTATGCCTGGAATTCATTTTTTATAGGTCTGTCACCTTTTTGTGGAATGAATTCATCAAAAATTACATCATAAAAGCGTGTGAAATCTATACCTGTTTTGTTTTGAAAAGTAGACAGCGAAACACCTACTATAAAAGGGTTATCGTTTTGCAAGTCCTCGTCTGTCAGGTATGCTTTGCCATAACCTTTTTTGTCGTTATATTTCAAACGAATATCTTTTCCAAACCAATCAGGTTTTACAAAGTCGCCTATGGTCGAAAAGCTGTTCTCAAGTGCAACGTTTGTTCTACGCACGTATAAAATAGGGAAGTGCCCATCATTCCAGATATCACATATCAAATGCGATTTTCCGATACCTCTTCCGCCTATGATATCTATATATCGCTGTCCAATATCACAAATATATTTATAATTCAAATATCCGTTTTCTTTGTATAAACTCATATTCATATTATCACCTCTTTAACTTAAAAGAGGGAAGTCAAATTGACTTCCCTTCCTGCCTTATACAAGCTCAAAATTCATATAAGTCCTGCCTGCTTTGCTCTGTGAACGTGTCAGCTTAAACTGTAAATTGTAGGTGTCTATAAAATCATACGCACTTTCTGCCGTCTTGATAACTGTTGGACTTGACGTTGCAATTGTTACAATTTCACCTGTCTCAATGTTGGTGTGATAAAAAACAGCCACTTCCTTATTGTCATCTGTCGTGTAGCGTACATAATCTGTAACATTTACGATAGTATCATCTGGTAAATTCTTCATTAACAAATGATTGTCATTTACCATCTTAAACATTTCTTTCTTGTCAAATTCTCTTGATTGTCTTTCAATTCTCATTTTCGTTATCCTCTTTTCTTTATTTAAGGTTATTATCCTTTACAAGTATATAATAACTTATTTACAAAAGTTTTGCAAATAAAACGTTATTTACTCTACTATTTCATCAACTATAGTGTAATTCTTGATTTGGTCATCTGATAAACCGATTTCATAATCCCGCGCAATCATGCAACTATACCCAGTATATTCAGTTATTGCTTCTTTGCCTTGATAATCAACAACTTTTGTTTTTGTGATGGTATCACTATCATTATACCAGATTTGAAAACCGCCGCTATTCTTAATTTTGAACCCCTCTCTAAAGTTATCAAGGTTTTTAATTACTTCTACACCCCTTGCCTTTTTAACTCCTGATATAGTACAACCAAAATACGTTTTATCTTTTGTTTCTTTATACGCGTTAAAACAATACTTCTTTGCACCTAAAGTTTTAAAATCTTTGTATTCGGGTTCATATTTGTCTGACTTTATATCGGACTCACAATCAAAATATCCGATATAATATTTTTTGCCGTCAATTTCAACAAAAGTATTAGTTTCTTCGCAAAGCTCATATATCCAATTATTTAATTCTGTCAATTTGTCAAAATTAAAGTTAGTTGCTTTGCAACTGTCTGTATCACAATAAATGTATGAGCTTTCCGCACATGCTAAAATCCTACGCAAATGCTTTCTCGCGTGGGCTGTTGTGTATACACCCCACACATAAGGCAGTACACTTTTTTCACTTTGCTCTGAAATAGATTTTTCATCTGGAATTTTAAAACCGCTTGCGTCAACCTTTTCTTTATATGCAATATCATTTTCATACATTGCATATGAAAATTCTTGCCATTCATTTTCCAGATACAACATAATAGGGTGAATGGGATCTGTTGCCGCCATGCCATAAATACCGTTTAATTTATTTTTAGCTTTCATCAAATCATACTCCGCTTCTTCCCTATCTTTGCTATTTGGGGCGGTATGCTTTACAGCTATTTTAAGTTTTGTTTTTGCTGTGAAGTACTCCATGATTACACTTCTTACATCGTCTGGAATATACCCATAACGTGCTGTATAGAGAGTATCTTCTATTATTTCAACGCTATCAAAATCATAGCATTCTTCAATTATAGAAAAATCAATATCTGTTACAGTTGTTTCTAGCTCTGTTGCTTTCCACACTCTGCCATTGTCGGGGTCTACCCCTTGCAAGTTACGGCATTTGCTTATAGATAGATACGGGTTGTATTGATCTTCTTTAAGTCTTACATTTGTAAGCTTTATTTGTGCTATCCATGCAAGATTTTTACTTTTTATATATTTTAAACATTTTGATGTTACGGGCATTTTTTCAAATGCTGTTACGGGAAACTGCATCAAAAGAAGCATAGCAGGATACATGCTGCTAGCATCAAAGCTATAAACGTCATGATATATTTTCGCACATTTTATCATGTTGGCGTGAGTATCACCACCGCGAAAAGCTTCTTTTAAAAGCTTATATGTTTTATCTGTTAAAGCTAACTTTTTCTTTAACAGACGTGTTGTCGTGCCTTTTCGTATAGCTCTTTTCATGTCACGGCGCACATAAGATGTACTTGTTAAAGGTACGGTTGCGATTCTATCACCATCTTTTGTAAGCATGTAAGATATTGCTTCCCACAAGCCTAAAGTATCATTGATTATATATCCCCACTCAGTAGGACTAATATAGCTTTCGTTATGCCTGATAAGAGAGTAATCCAAGTCCCCTTTTGCTTTTATGTGTTGGCATCCAGCCATTTTTTTCGTGAAGTTATCAAGCGACATGTTTGTGAGCTTATAACTGCACCTCAGTTCTATACCACGTTTCTTTAAGCGCCATACAAGCGGTTTACGTTTACCAGTTGCGAACACTTCGCTATAATCGTTTAAATAGCCAATCATAAAAGAAAATTCAAAAGGCAGATTGTGAACGTAAATCACAAAATACCGTGACTCACTTGTTTTATAGTAAGCTTGTATTTTATCAAGCAAATCAACAAAGTCTTTCCAGTATCTGCCTTGCACTTCTTCGCCATCAATGCAAGCCGACCACACATACATAAAAGCATCAATAGGCTTTGTCACTTCTTCGCCTTGATCATCTTTTTCAATACGTGTCCGTGACGTTGTTTCAATGTCAAAAGTTCCAAATTGATCAATATAAAATGGACTGTCTTTCTTTTTGCCTAAAGGTTTATGCAAAGAAAAGCCATGTGACGGCACATAGTCCGTTACTGACTTTACTTCTATATCATCATATTTGTTTGACCTATTTAAACATTGAACTATCATAATTTACAACTCCTGCCTTATAGACTTTGGTTTTGGCTTCGCTCGATTGCTCTTATATAGTTTGTTGGCTGCTTTAAATTCTCTAGCTTTATCTTTCCATGATAACGAACTATTTTGTATAATTGCGACTCTAAACTCAGCTTGATCTTTTAAATTTGGGTATAATTCTTCAGATGCTTTAAAAAGTTCTTGCAAGCCCTCTCTATTGTTTGTATTTATTGCCTCTGTTAACAGTGTAACTATTTGATCGCTTGAAAGCTTTGCATACTTTTTATCTGATAAATAATGCAACGTATTAAAAAGCTTGTCACGAACGCTTTTGTTAAGTTTAGAAATGTCAACCCCGTAACGTTCTTTAAACGTTGCAACTCTTTTATTTTCTACTTCAATACTTCCTCTTGCGCTTGAAGCTTTTGCTTCAAGATAGTGCAAAAGCTTGTTTTCAAGTGCTCTCAACTCACGGATTGAAAAATCTTTGTAAACTGCTTTTCCTGTTGAAACATAAGAAGCATTATAAGAAACATGCTTGTTGAAGTAGTCAACAGCATCCTGGTATCTGAAAAGTGCCGTTCTATCTTCCGTGATTCTGCCTTTTGATATTGCTGTTGTTAGTGTTTTGGCGCGCTTGTTTGCAACGTTGGCAAGTTTGCCAACACGGGCGATATACTCCGCTTTACTGGAAGTGGACTCGATAGAATCGTAGTGCCAACGTGTGAAATATTTTGCCTGGATTTCTGTTTGTTTCATAACTCGATACCTCTCTTTACTAATTCTTCTTTTATAATGTCATATTTATAGTTATGTGGTGTGATTTCTCTAAAAATGTTGCCAATTTCCTTTTCAGTGTAGCCGTTATTTTTCAAAACTAAAACAATATATTGAACTGCTTCCCTTCCTTCTTTATAACTACATTTAAAACCATTATGCTTGTCATTACTCCATTTTGCCGTCTTAACATCTTCAACGGCTTGCACTAAAAGCGCATGTTGTAGCATTTCATAAGGTGTTAGCTTACTATTTATAATGCCGTCTTTAGGTCTTTTCATTTCTTTATATCTCCTTAAGTTTTTCTTTTATTATATCATGGAGTTGTTAACAAATAAAGGATAAATTATGAACAGAATGTTAATAAATTATTGTTATAGTTGGTATAGAACAGCAAGACGAACAATGTACTGACTCGAACAGATGTATCAATAGCCGAGCTGACAAGCGAGCCAATCGAGCGAGCCGACAGGCGAGCGAGTGAACGACTGAGGGACGGAGTCCCGAAGGAGTGCCGATAGAGTTGTCTGACAATTAAGAGGGAACTTTACTTTTGTATTTACTACTTAAAGAGTATCTC